AGCCCAAGGTGGTATATCAAATTATGACCTCTTGGGTGGTTACAAACAATTACAAAGAAACAGCGAGGGAGCTGGGAGTCCCTTTTTCCACGGTCAAGGACATAGTTGAGAAGTACAAGGACGAGCCGGAATTCGTTAAACTTCGCCGCGAAAAGGCTGCGGAGTTCTCCGACAGGGCATCCGAGATCATACAGAAGGGCTTGACGCTCCTTAATAAGCGCCTTGACAGGGCTATTGCGTCCGAGGAGGATCTTGATCTGCTGATTGACGAGATATTCGCCACGGACAAAGAGGAGCTGTCGCAGGATGAAAAGATACGTCTTGTTAACAAGATAAGATCTTTACAGCTTCAGGACATACGGGCGATCACCACGGCGATCGGTACTCTTTACGACAAAAAGGCGTTAGCTGACGGCAAGCCTACGGATATAACCGAGATCGTCGGAGGCGAAAAGCTCGACAAGCTTGCGGAGCTTGCAGGATATGAGCGCAGGAAATAACGATTTCGCCATTGAGCTTATGCGCTCCTCCTACGCCGCGTACTGCTATTTTGTTCACAAGGACAAGTGGATCGACACTCGGTTTCACAAGTTCCTTGCTGATAAGGTTCAATCCTTCGTGGAGACGGTAACGGGCAACCCTTACGATATTCTGGTGGTGTCTACTCCTCCGCAGCACGGTAAGAGTATGACCGTTACCGAGACCTTTCCAAGCTGGTATGAGGGCAAATACCCCGACAAGCGGTGCATTATAGGCTGCTACAACGATGATTTTGCCGGAAAGTTCGGCAGGCGCAACAAAACGAAGATCGACGAATACGGCGGCTTCATTTTCGGTATATCGCTTTCCAAGTCATCTGACCGCGACATTGAGATCGCCGGTCACGACGGCGGCATTATCACGAGAGGTATAATGTCGGGCATCACGGGTAATGCCGGAGATCTTATTATAATCGACGACCCTGTTAAGAACCGCCAGGAGGCTGACAGCGTTACCTACCGCGAGCGGCTTTGGGAAGAATGGCAGAACTCCATCAAGACCCGAACCCAGGCGGGGACGAAGATCATAATCATTCAGACCCGTTGGCATGAGGACGACCTTGCCGGGCGAGTGATCCGCGAGGAAAGCAACGTCGAGGTTATCAACATACCTGTTGAGGCTGAAGAGAATGACATCCTCGGACGCGCTGTGGGTGATGCTCTCTGTCCCGAGATAGGCAAGGGTAACGATTGGCTTCGTGCCTTTAAGGCCAGCTACACGGGCGGTATGAGGGCGTGGAACGCACTGTTCCAGGGACGCCCCACATCCGAGGAGGGTAATATATTCAAGCGTGAGTGGTGGAAGTACTACGATGTGCTTCCGGAGCATATGCCGCTTAAAGTTATTTCTGTTGATGCCACCTTCAAGGACAACCAGGATTCGGACTTTGTAGCCATCGAGGTGTGGGGAAAGCTCAACGGGGATTTCTACCTCATAGACCTATTAAAGCGGCGAATGAATTTCCCGGACACTCTGAAAGCGATAAAGGCGATGAACGCCAAGCATCCGGATCGCCACTCCATACTTATAGAGGACAAGGCGAACGGTCCTGCTATTATCGCGATGCTAAGGCATGAAATATCCGGCATCATCCCGATAGAGCCCAAGGGCTCAAAGGTAGCGAGGGCTAATGCGATCACCGGCATAGTGGAGGGCGGAAATGTTTATCTCCCAAGGTACGCCGATTTTACGGACGAATTTGTAGAGGAGCACGCGGCTTTCCCTAACGGCGTTAACGACGACCTGGTGGACAGCTTCACGCAGTTCCTTGACAAATACAAGTTCTTCGTCGCTGATTACGAGGAGGACAACAGGACACAGTTCGAGAAGGACTTACAGAAATACAAAAATAAGCTGCTGCGTGCCAGCGGCAATAAATTAAAGAGAGGTTATTACTAATGTTTGTACGTCAGGTTAAAAGAAAGTGCAGTGTAAGAGGCTGCAAGTGCACGGACAGTTTCGCCATTTCACGAAATCGTGAGGTAGGCGGTACTGTTATCATCTGCAAGGGCTGTCTTGGTGCGGCTCTCGGTGCTATTGATGACATAGACCCGAAGACAAAGAGCAACATTCCTGCCGCGGTTCACACCGAGGCTCCGTCCCTGTTTTTTAATGCGGCGGCACTCGGTGCGGCAGAAGCCGTTTTTGACGAGGATGCCGAGCAGGAGCAGGAGCAGGGCGGTGAACCCGAGGCTGCCAACGAGGCTGAATCCGAGGACGAGACCGAATCCGCGGTTGAAGCAGAGAGCGAGAACGAGACCGAAAACGAGGTTGATGCAGAGACCGAGGCTGAATCCGGCGATTACCACTGTCCGAGATGCGGCAAGGGCTTTGCCACCGAGAGAGGTCTTAAGGCTCACATGAAGCACTGCACAGCTCCCGTCGAGGAAGCGTAAGGGAGCGGTTGCGAGATGATAGCTTACGTTCCGTACGGCGTTATTACGCTTCTGTGCGTTATCATCTTTCTTCAGAGTCTTGTACACCACGCTGAACGGAAGGATCTTTACAACCGCATCATGAGCAGAAATCTTACGGAGTACAAGGGCGAAAAGCCACTTTCCGTGAGATCTGCCCATGACAGGGTCATAAGGCGGTGGCGAGGAAAGGAGGGTGAGGATGAATAATGCGAGCACATTCAGATTTGTCGGCTAAAGGCATTGCGGCGGCTATCGGCGGACTTTTCGGCAGGAACAAGTCCCCGAGGGCGGATGAAGCGGAAGAATCCAAAGTTATAGATTTTGGCAAAGACGGCGAGTGCCTTTACAAGGAGGATATTATACACAACATCCTCGAGGATCTTGAAAAGCGTCGCAGTCAGCGTTCCGCCTTAGAACGGCAATGGACGCTTAACGCTAACTTCCTTGTGGGCAATCAATACTGTGACATTCGCCCGTACACGGGAGATATTGAGCAGTTAGAGCCCATTTACAACTGGCTGAACCGCGAGACCTTCAACAACATAGCTCCGCTTATTCAGACGCGCATAGCAAACCTTAAGAAAATCAACTATCTTATGAAGGTCAAGCCTGCCACAAACGAGCTTGACGACTATGCCAAAGCCGAGGTTTCCACCAGCGTTTTGCAATACACCCAGAGAACCACCGATTTTGAAGCCAAGAAGGACACGGCCATCTATTGGAACGAGCTGTGCGGCAACTGCTTTTTCCTTTCCTGGTGGGACAAGGACAAGGGTGAGAGGCTTGCTGTCGAGACTGTCACTTCTGTGGGTGAGGACGGCATTGAGCGGACAAGCGAACGTGCTTTTTACCAGGGCGATATAGATTACGGGCTTATTACCCCCTATGAGGTATTCCCCGAAAGCATTTTTAAGCAGGGCATTGAAAGCCAGCGTTCAATTATTCTCGAGCAGGTCAAAAGCGTGGAGGACATTTACGATCTCTACGGCGTTGATGTTGAGGGCAGTGATATCGAGACCTTTGAGCTTACTCCCGTGACGTCGGGAGGTGGTCTCGGTTACGAAAACACGGTAATATCCATAGGTCACCGAACCGCAGAGAACGCCGAAAAGGTTATTACGTACCTCGAAAGACCCTCAAAGCACCGTCCGCGTGGGCGGATGGCTATTATTGTGGGAGACGAGCATCTTGTTTACTACGGCGACATGCCCTACAGTAAAATCCCGCTGGTTCAGACGGTGTGCCATGAATTGCCGGGTCAATTCTTCGGCAAATCAGTTATCGAGGACCTCATACCATTGCAGAGAACCTACAACGGATGCATTAACAGTATTCACGAGTATATCAAGCGCCTATCTCTCGGCAATATGCTTGTTGAGGAGGGCAGTATTGACATAGAGGAATACGAGGACCGCGGACTTGAACCGGGTGCGTTTCTTGTTTACAAGAACGGCACTAACCGCCCCGAGCCCGTTCCAAACGGTGCGCTTCCCGGCGATATAATGCAGGAGCGGTATAACCTTAAGAGTGATATGGAGTACGTCGCAGGCGTATCGCAGCTCATGGTAACGGGCAGTACACCGACGGGCGTTACAAGCGGCGCGGCCATCAATAACCTCATGGAGATAGACAACACCCGTTTATCACTTACCGGAGATCACATACGAAATGCCATTCTCAAGCTGGCTATTTTGTGGCTTGAAATTTACAAGGTTTATGCGACTACCCACCGCATTGTGAACTATGTAGGTGCCAACAGCATCGGCAAGGCTCTTATATGGTCTCACGAGGACATCAACAGCTATGATGTTGAGTACGTTACCGAAAACGAGCTTCTTATGAGCGAGGAAATGCAAAAGCAGCGTTTCTTCGAGGCGTACAACATGGGTTTGTTTACCGATTCCGACGGAAACATTCCCGAGAGAGTCAAGCTCATGGCACTGGAGTACATGAAGATCGGCAACTACACCGACATTATGAACCTTAATTCTTTGCAGATCCAGGCGGCACAGCGTGAAAATGTGTTCTTCGAGAGCGGTGTTATTCCGAAGATCTCTGATTTTGACGAACACAGAATACACATCGAGGAGCATCTTCGCTACATCTTGCAGATGGATTTCCAGGTGCTCAAATACAGAAAGCCTGACCTTGCGGCGGCTCTTGAAAACCATTTAAGAGAGCACAAGCAGCTGGCGGAGGCGGAAGAACAAAGCAAAATGATGCAGATGCAGGGCGGTATGCCTTTGCAGATATAAATTTTCGATAAGGAGAGATTAAAATGCCAAATCCCAATACTTTTGATGAAGCAAGCGCGGCAACCGAGGAAATGTTTGCAAACGAGCAGTTATCTTTCGGCGATGCGCCGACATCCGATGAAGGTAATAACACCGAGACCGCGCTCGAGGCGGCAAACGAGTCGGGGGCAACTGTTCCCGAGGTGGCAGACCCCAACGCTGCCCCAGAGGGGAACGACCCTGCACCTGCGGCAGAATCTGACGCTGCCCCAGAGGGAAACCAGACGGCACCTGCACCCGAAACAGCCATTGAGCAGGCGGCGGCAACTGCTGAAGTTGCGGCGCAGGTTGCGTCCGAGAAGAACGACGAGCTGACGCAGGCGAGGGCAGAGCTTGAAGCCCTCAAGAGACAGAACGCACAGCTGCAGGGAACTATTGACGAGATGTCAAGACAGAATGCGGAGTCCGTGGCGGAGGAAGCTCTCATGCCCCCCACCATTGACATCAACGGTCTCGCCTTTG